AAATAGTGAGGAGCAAAAATGGCTAAATCAAAACCTTTTACAATAATAAAAGACACACGAGAACAAGAAGGCTATACTTTCGAGCCTAGTAGTTCTAGGTATCATACCTGCAAAGGAATGGTTTCAAGAAAGCTAGACACTGGGGACTATAGCATTGAGGGCTTAGAAGACAAATTATGTATAGAAAGAAAAGCAAGCGTTGTGGAGTTTGCAAATAATATAGGTCATGATAGGGTTAGGTTCCTTAAAGAAATAGAACGAATGAAAGAGTTTCCCTACAGATTCCTTGTACTAGAGTTTTCTCTGACAGATCTCATGGAGTTTCCAGAGCGTTCTGGAATACCCGAATCAGATTGGGGAAAACTTAAAGTAACTAATAAGTTTATGCTTAAGATGATAATGGAGTTTCAGTTATACCATGATATTCATGTTCTGTTCTGTGACTCAAAGAAAAATGCAAAATGGGCGGTACTTAGTATAATAAAAAGGGTCAACGAGATATTCCAATAGGGAGGCTTACATGCTAAATTCAGATTTTGTTTCGGATGTCCATAGTTACGGAGTAGACATAAAGAACAGAGAAATATACCTTCACGGTTATATAGCAAACACGGATGAAGATCCCGGTGTTGACTACAAGATGGCGTCTACATTTTATAAAAACATAAGACTACTTGATTCAATAAGCAAAGATCCAATTATAATACACATGCACAGCGTTGGTGGTAATTGGAATGACGGAATGACGATCTTTGACTCCATAATGATGACCAAGTCGTATATAACCATAGTGTGTTATGCCCAAGCAGAATCAATGAGTAGTATCGTATTGCAAGCTGCTGATAAAAGAGTCATGATGCCACACGCTTATTTCATGTCACATTTTGGCTCCAGCGGATATAGCGGAGGCTATCTTGACGTACAAAAAGGTGCAGCATTTGAAAAGAAGCAAACAGACCTTATGCTTGACATTTATACCGAATCGTGCATTGCTGGCAAGTACTTCAAAGAGCAGTACACAGAACCTAATTATGATAAAGTAAAAAACTTTCTAAAAAGAAAACTTAAAGACGGCGACTGGTATCTAGATGCAAACGAGGCTGTATATTATGGCTTTGCAGACTTAGTACTGAATACAAGAAAATACAACTCAATAGACAGTTTGAAATAATGAGCAATCTCAAAAACATAGACGAAGCGTGGTTAAATTTAGATGTTGATACAACTAAGTTATTTAATCCGTTTTCATTTGTAAATTTTAACGACGATGATTATCACTACAAGATGCTGTGGCTAATGACTAGGCCAGAGTATTTTTCTTTTTTATGTAAACAAGTATTCAATATAAATATACTACCATCTCAAGCTCTCTTTTTATGTGAGATGTGGAACAGAAGGTTTCCAATGCTTATAGCTAGTCGTGGTTTTGGTAAATCATTTATACTATCTCTATACGCTATGATTAGAGCTTTGCTGCTACCCGAAAGAAAAGTTGTCGTTGTGGGTGCTGCCTTTAGACAGTCTAAAGTTCTGTTTGAGTACATGGAGACAATCTGGAACAATTCCCCTATACTAAGGAGCATGTGTGACTCAAATAGTGGACCAAGACGAGATGTTGATCGCTGCGTTATGCGTATCAATGGTTCTCGCGTCACTTGCCTCCCTCTTGGTGACGGACAAAAGATTAGAGGTCAAAGAGCTAATGATATTATTAGCGATGAGTTTGCTTCCATTCCTAGGGATATCTTTGAAACAGTTGTTGCTGGTTTTGCTGCTGTTAGCTCTGATCCTATAGAAAATGTCAAAAAGATCGCTGCGAAGAAAAAAGCAATCGAGTTAGGGCTAGACATTGAAGAAGAAAAGGACGCCGTACTAGAGAAGAAAAACAATCAAATCATATTATCAGGTACAGCCTACTATGACTTTAACCATTTTGCAGAGTACTGGAAAAAATGGAAGAGCATTATAAGAAGTCAAGGCAAGCCAAATAGACTTAGAGAGATCTTTGGCGAAGACCCACCTAAAGACTTTAACTGGAAAGACTACTCAATAATCAGAGTGCCTTACGAGCTTTTACCAGAAGGCTTTATGGACGCCTCACAGGTCGCCAGATCGAAGGCAACCGTTCACGCTGGAATATATCAAATGGAGTTTGGAGCGTGCTTTACACGCGATTCTCAGGGCTTCTTCAAGCGTACACTGATAGAGTCCTGTGTTGCTAACGATGGGTCGAACGACTCTAAAATAATTAAGAACAGTAAAGATGAAGATATAGTCTTTGAGGCCAGTCTCAGAGGAGACCCCAATAAAAAGTATATATTTGGTGTTGACCCAGCTTCAGAGGTTGACAACTTTAGTATAGTAGTTTTAGAAGTGAACGACGATCATAGAAGGATTGTTCATTGCTGGACCACCAACAGGTCAGAGCATAAAGCAAAAGTGAAAAGCGGATTCTCCTCAGAGTCTGATTTCTATGCTTACTGTGCGAGGAAGATAAGAGATCTTATGAAACTGTATCCTTGCGTACACATAGCTATGGACGCACAGGGAGGTGGTATAGCCGTTATGGAGTCCCTACATGACTCAGATAAGCTGCAAGACGGAGAAGTCGCTATTTGGCCCACTATAGACGACGACAAGCCAAAAGACACAGACGATCAAAGGGGACTACATATACTTGAAATGTGTCAATTCGCAAAGTATGATTGGTTATCAGAAGCAAACCACGGGTTAAGAAAAGACTTTGAAGATAAAGCCATACTATTTCCAAGATTTGATGCCATAACACTAGGCCTATCAAATGCGGAGGATGGCCTAAAGGGTAGAGTTTTTGATACTCTAGAACAATGCGTGCTTGAGATAGAAGATCTAAAAGACGAATTAACTATGATACAGATTACACAAACCGCGAGCGGTAGAGACAGGTGGGACACACCAGAAACAGTAATAGGAACAGGAAAAAAGGGTAAGCAAAGAAAGGACCGCTATTCTGCTTTAATCATGGCTAATATGGCCGCTAGAACTTTAGCTAGAATGCCGGAAGCAACAATCTATAATTTCTATGGGGGATTTGCCACCATGGACAAGACAGACAAAAAGGGAGATATGTATACTGGCCCAAACTGGTTTACCGACTCCGTAAAGGATATTTACTAGATTCAAAGAATATTGTGTATAATATGTTGAACATTCAAAATGCATTCTAATTAATCATTAAGGAATTGAAATGACTGAAGAAAACCCAGACCACCTAATAACTTGGAACGATTCTGACCTCGCTGGTAAGTCTAGAGCGTTTGAGCAATTTTCCGAATCTCAAGAAGCTTATGAGGGGGTTAGTAAGGCTTATCATAGACAGTATCTAGACATTGAGCCTAATAGGTCTGTTCGTCCTAGTTTTACCAGTCAAGATTACTACGCTTTTAGACCAGAAGAACAAACGCCAAGAAAAGCGAAGCGTATCATTAAGATGTGCATGGATGCATACGACAAGGTCGGCATCGTGAGAAATGTCATTGACCTCATGGGAGACTTCGGATGTCAAGGCATAAACATAGTACATGAAAACAGAAGTGTTGAAAAATTCTATAAGCAATGGTTTAAAAAATGCAACGGCAAAGAAAGGTCAGAAAGATTTCTAAACAACCTATACAGGACTGGACAGGTATTTGTCTATAAGAGTTACGCAAGTATTACGCCTGAAATAAATAAATACATAAAATCTTTAGGGCAAGATATAACCCTTGAAGTTCCAAGCATAGCTAAAAACCTTGTTCCTTGGAGATATAACTTCATTAACCCCTTAAACATCGAAATGAAAAATGGCAGCATTAATCTATTTCTAGGGACTCATAAATATGAAATGACCGCAAATTCATTTTTTGACAATTTCAAAGATGGCGGTGTTCCTAAGAAAATGTTAGAGACTATGCCTCCAAACGTAAAAAGGGCGATCAGTGAAGGAAAGAGAAGAATAGAACTAGAAGAGGAAAGACTTAGCACCTTTTACTATAAAAAAGATGACTGGCAGCAATGGGCACATCCGCTAACCTATGCCATCCTAGATGACATAATCATGCTAGAAAAGATGAGACTCGCAGACCTTTCCGCCTTAGACGGTGCTATTTCCAATATAAGATTGTGGACTCTTGGTAGTCTAGACCATAAGATATTACCCAATAAATCGGCTATCAACAAGCTAAGAAACATCTTGGCAAGCAATGTTGGTGGAGGCACAATGGAGCTTGTTTGGGGGCCAGAGCTTTCCTATACTGAATCAAACAGTCAAGTATACAAGTTTTTAGGATCTGAAAAATACCAATCAGTACTTAATAGCATATATGCTGGATTAGGTGTTCCCCCAACACTAACTGGTATGGCCAATAATGGCGGAGGGTTCACAAATAACTTTATATCATTAAAAACACTGGTAGAAAGATTACAGTACGGTAGAGACCAATTAACAAAGTTTTGGGAGTCAGAAATTGAATATGTGCGTAAGTCTATGGGGTTCAGAAAACCAGCACATATCACTTATGATCAGATGAGTCTTTCAGATGAGTCTAGCGAAAAGAACTTGCTAATTCAGCTTGCCGACAGGGACATAATTAGTCACGAAACAGTACTGGAAAGATTCAAAGAAATAGCACCAGTAGAGAAAATGAGACTAAAAAGAGAGCAAAAAGAAAGAGACAAAGAGACACTTCCTGACAAGGCTGGTCCCTTTCACAATGCTAATCACAAGAAAGAACTTGAAAAAATAGATAAGCAGGGCGAAGTTAACGAGAAGGTAGCAAAAAACAAAGAGCCTAATAAACCCGTAAATCCTAATGGTAGACCTCCCGCCAAACTAGATGAAGGCCCAAGGAAGAAGAGGGTTGAGACACCAAAGTCAGCTCCGGGTCTTGCGGATCTTATAGTTTGGTCAAATGACGCTTTCGAGCAGGTTTCAGCAACTCTCAACAAAGCCTTTCTAGGACATAGCAATAAAAAGAACCTTAGACAACTAACTAAGGCTGAAGTCTGTAACTTAGAAAACCTTAAAATACAGGTTCTTTCTAATCTAGATGCCATGTGTGAAATCTCAGACGACGCTATTTTTAAAGCGGTATCTTGCCAAGATCGCACACCAAACTCCCTGATAAAGAAGCTCAAAGAACAAAAGGTCTCTGCTTCTGAGCTACCAATAAATAGCTATAAAAAGAAACTCATAGGGGTGTTTGTAGAACATTTCTTCGACGTTTTATAGTGTTTTTTTATTTTTTTTATTTTTTTGTGTATAATCATCTGAGGTAAAATTATGACAATAAAAATATACCAAAAAGAGATAGACGACGGTGTTGGTGAACTTGTTAAAAGCACTGCCAGCGTTGCCTATTGTTCTGAGGCAAAATTTCAAAAGGACATTCCTGAAGAAGTTGTTGCCAAAGCAGTCGCTGAGAACAAAGACCAGATAGACCTTTATTATTTAGAGTCCGTTTTGGTTTCTTGCGGTTGGAACAAGAACGATGATGTATTTATGCCAGAGGCAAC